GAGCCGTTCTGGACATCCTGGTGGCCTGCGCAGATCCGGAATTGGATGATGCCGGCAAGGCAGAATGCATGATAAGGATACTCTATCCAGATTGGGCAGAGATCCCGGAACACTTGCTGGCGGAGGCTTGTGAGAAGGCTTGCGAATTCATTGACTGCGGGCAAAAAGACGATGGAAAGCCCAAACCGAAAATGATCGACTGGGAGCAGGATGCAAGCATCATTGTGCCGGAGATCAACAAGGTAGCAGGCAGAGAGATCCGGTTAGATCCCAATATTCATTGGTGGACATTCTTTGGATGGTTTATGGGCATTGGAGATGGCCTGCTTGCCTCCGTCCTGCACATCCGACAGAAAAAAGCCAAGCATAAGAAATTGGAAAAATGGGAGCAGGAATACTACAATGCGAACAAGGCGTTGATAGATATGAAAGCTCCTGAAACGGAGGAAATCCGAAAAGAAAAGGATAACATCCTCAAATATTTGTGAGGTGGTGCACATAGAAATCCAAGTCAATTCTTCGGGCTATGTGCTATGCCCGATTTGTAAGCGAAAAACCGTGGTGCGGGTAAATCCCGATACCACTTTGCACAGATTTCCTTTATATTGCCGTTGGTGCAAAAAGGAGATCGTTATAGACAAGAATTAGGAGCCGGACGCTGGACGCAGTGCTCACTTTCTCGGAGGTGATTATTGTGCCCAAAGCGGACGGCTCTGTTATTATTGACACCAGGCTTGATACGACAGGCCTCAGCAAAGGTGTAGGCAACCTAAAATCTCAATTTGGCGGACTTAGTTCCATTACTAAGAAACTGGGTGGCGTGATCGCTGCTGCATTTTCTGTAAAGGTAATTGCTGACTTTAGCAAGGAAGCAATAAAGCTCGGATCTGACCTGCAGGAAGTCCAGAACGTGGTAGATGTTACCTTTACTACCATGAACGAACAGGTCAACAAGTTTGCCAAGAGTGCGATGCAGACTGCCGGTCTTTCAGAAACAATGGCCAAGCGATACGCCGGTACATTCGGTGCCATGGCCAAGAGTTTCAAGTTCTCAGAGGAAGATGCCTATGCAATGGCAACCTCCCTCACGCAGTTGTCCGGTGATGTGGCGTCGTTCTACAACTTGACCCAGGACGCAGCGTATACCAAATTAAAATCGGTCTTTACCGGCGAAACAGAGACACTGAAAGACCTTGGTGTTGTGATGACCCAGACGGCCTTGGACGATTTTGCTCTTCGTAAGGGCCTGTCAAAAACCACAAGTCAAATGTCCGAGCAGGAGAAGGTAGCACTGCGTTACCAGTTCGTCATGGAACAGCTGAGCAGTGCCAGCGGCGACTTTGTACGGACACAGGACGGTTGGGCGAACCAAATGAGAATCCTGTCCCTTCAGTTCGAGCAGCTGAAAGCTACGGTCGGCATGGGGTTGATCAACGTACTTGCCCCGGCCCTGAAGATGTTGAATGAACTGATCAGCAAGTTCCAGGCCTTGGCGGACAAGTTCCGGGACTTTACTACAGCTCTATTTGGGAATGCCAGTGGATCTGCGGATGGAGTAGCGGAAAAATACGCCGCTGCTGCACAGGGTGCGGATGATCTCGCGGAAAACACAGAAAAGGCCGGTAAGGCTGCTAAGCGATCCCTTGCAGGATTTGACGAGCTGAATATCCTGTCTAACGACAAAAAAGAAAGTGCCGGCACGACTGGACCAACAACAGGAATTTCCACCAACGTATCTATCGGGGAAGTAACAGTTACCAATGATGCAACTAATGGTTTGGTGATAGCCGTTGATAAGGTTATCGCCAAGATCAAGGAATTGATCCAGCCCCTAACAAAGATAAATTTGACCCCTGCCAAAAAGGCATTCGATAAGCTGGGGAAATCGCTCAAAGATCTTGGGAAAACGATTGCGGCTGGCTTGGAGTGGGCGTGGTTCAATGTGTTGGTGCCTTTAGCCAAGTGGACCATCGAAAAAGCTGTGCCCAAGTTGGTCAGCGCACTAAGTGATGCATTTAGAATCCTCTCCGGTGTACTGAAACCTTTGGGAAAACTCTTGGGACCTGTGGTAAAGGCCCTTGGGGAGTTGGCAATGCTTTTGGTAGATGCCGTTTTAAGCGGACTGGGCAGTGCCCTGAATTGGCTCGCCGACACGATAAACCCTATTGCAGAGGATGCCTATATTCTTTCGGATGCCGAGAAAGAGCTTGCGCGACAGGCAGAAGCAGCGGCAGAAGCCTTCCGAGAGATGCAGGCGGCAACTGAGGAACAAGAAGATTCCATCAACGCAGAAATGGACCGCATTACTATGCTGTGGGAAGAGATGGATAAGCTTGTTGATGCAGAGGGCCGAGTGCAGGAAAGTGATAAGGCACGTGTTGAGTACATCCTTGGTGAACTGAACGAAGCTCTCGGCACCGAATATACGATGGTGGGTAACATCATCCAAAACTATCAAAGCCTGCGTGGAGAAATCGAAAAAGTCATTGCTGCAAAAAGAGCAAATTTACTGCTGGATGCGCATGCAGATGACTACACAGCAGCAGTTAAGGAACAGGAGAAATCTTGGGAAGCCGTTCTGATTGCGCAGAAAGCGTATGATGCGCAGTTAAAACAGTTTCGTGAAGCCGAGGAAAAACACAAAAAAGGCCTCATAGCAACAAAGGCGTTTGAAGCAGAAGGGCAACTTTTTAATGAGAAGTCTTATGCCCTTCGAGATGCAAAAAAGGCCTGGGCTGATTACACAGCTACCATCAAAGAGTACGAAGAAGCCCAGCGCTTGATCCTGGAGGGGAACTATGAAGCAGCTACGAAACTGCTCGTCGGCCAAAATACAGCCTATGAGCAACACGCAGATACGGTAGAGAGCGAGACTGGACGGGTTAAAGCGGCTTTAGAACAAGAACTGGCAGAGGCGAAGTCACTTGCAGAGCAGGCAAGACTTGGTTTTGCAATGGGAATTGTGGGTTTTGGTCAGGAAATGGTGGACGAAACGGAGAAAGCGGTGCGTGAGGCAGAAAAGAAACTCTTTGCGTTTCTTCAAAATAAGCCTTATGGTACTGGAACTATAGGCATTGGCGTAGCGCCTGTCCTGAGCCAGTTTGGATACACAGGTATGCGCCTGCCGCATTTAGCACAAGGAACAGTTATCCCGCCCAATGCTCCCTTTATGGCAGTGCTTGGCGATCAGCGTCACGGAACCAACATCGAAGCTCCTCTGTCCACGATCCAAGAGGCTGTTGCCGAGGTGATGGCAGATTACGAGGCGTCCAATCTCGCCGGCCATGAAGCCACTGTGGAGGTCCTGCGGCAATTGCTGTCCGCTGTCCTCAATATTGAGGTCGGGGATACCGTCATTGGACAAGCTGCCAACCGATTCAATCGCCGAATGGCCATTACAACAGGAGGCGTGTAATGCGGAAATTTGATTTTGACTTTATGATCGATAGTCGCCCTATCCTCCTACCGGACGCGGGCGTGCAGATCAACATGGAAGATCTTGATTCTTCCGAATCCGGGCGAGACGAAAGCGGTGTGATGCACCGCATCGTCCTCCGGGAAAAAGTAAGAAAATACAGTCTGCCATATGGGACACTGACGCGAGATGAATATCTGTACCTCATGTCCCTGTTTGCAGGAAAGCCGACTTTTGAAGTAGAAAAGCGGGAACCGGATGGCCAAATGGTCACGTTCACCGCCTACTGCTCAAAGGTCGGTATTTCTTTGCATAACAAGCGCACCGGGCTGTACAAAAATCTGACTTTGAACATTATCGAATGCTAGGAGGATGCAGATGCTTAAAACAGTAATTGTGCTGCCGGACGGAACAGAGCTTTCCTCCGGTGCTGGCAGTGTCAATGCCATACTGAGTTCTGAAATCATCGAATGCGTCAACAACGGCGAAGAGCTGACTATCGGATCTACCTGCTGCAATTCTATCGAGGCCAAACTTTTCACCCCAAGCGGCAAATTCACGATTGAAAACGGTGCGGAAATCAAAGTGAAAAAAGAGGACGAGAGCGGAAACCGTACAGAGGTTGGTATCTTCATCCTTGAGAAGCCCACCAGGCTCACCGCTAACACGATGAGAATCGTGGGGTATGACCGAGTATCCAAATTGGATAAAGACCTGACAGCGTGGCTTGCTGGCCTCGACGGATGGCCTTATTCCTTGCATACGTTTGCAGGAATGATTTGCGACGCATGTGATGTTCCCTACACGGACGATATCGGAATAAATCTCGACTATCAGATTGAAAAGTTCACGCGGAAATCCGTAACCGGGCGGCAGTTGATGAAGTGGCTTGCTGAAATCGCCTGCAGCTATTGCCGGGCAGATCCGGAAGGTCTTATTTGTTTTTCCTGGTATACACCTGCAGATGCGCAAATCACGCCTACCGGTGATTCCTATTACTTCCAAAACGGCCTGTCCTATGAGGATTATGCGGTCGCACCGGTGGAAGCGGTGCAGCTCCGCCTGGCTGACTCCGAAAACGGCGCATTATGGCCACCCGCGGATGAAGGCGCGAACAGTTACGTGATCACCGGCAATCCCATCTTGACAAGAAGCCTTGATCAAGAGATCCTTCGGCCGGTCTTGGACAATATCCGTGCTCGACTGTCAGAAGCCGCATATACCCCTTGCAAGGTCAGCATTCCGGCAACTATGAACATCCACGCCGGTAATTCCGTGCAAATCACCGACAAAAATGGTGTTACCTTTACCGCCTACGTAATGACCAAAACGCAGGCGGGACAAAAGGACATCCTGGAGAGCACCGGCTCTGCCCGGCGTGATAGTTCTTCCGCGGTAAATAACAAGACCCAGGCGGAGAAGGATGCCACCATGGAAGACTATGCCGATTCTGCAGCTGGTAAAGCAGTCAAGGCACAGACGGCAGATGAGGTTCTGCGACGGCTGACAAACGACTATCAGATTCAAGGTCTCTGGCAAGAGAATGGAGAATGGTACTTTAATGCACAAGCCGTTCATGTTCTCAATCTTGTTGCAGGACTCATCAAGGCGGGGAAACTACAGGGCACGACTGGAAATGCTTATTTCGATTTGGATTCCGGACAATTCAGTGTCTATGATGAAAACAAAGAAATGAATATGACCGGCGGGCATCTTATGGGGTTCTACAACAACAAGCAAGTTGTTTCTCTGTGGCCGGAAAATGACACTAGCGGAAGATTAACATTGGGCAAATGCGTCATCTTGGGTAACGAGGATCGTCTTTGGATCTACACGCGAAATGCGCAAACACGAGAAAAGACCCCACTTTACGCGGAGTGGAAAGAACTCACATACAAGGATGAAAACGGCGTTACGCAAACAGTCATGGTCTTGGCTGGTACACCTTCATAGGAGGCAGAAGAATGCAAGAATTAAAATTAGATCTTTCGATTAAGAAAGGCATAGATCTAGTGTATGCCAAGCAACGGGATGTGGGGTCGAAGATCTGCATTAAGCTCACGGACAACGAAGTGGATTACGTCGTTCCGGATGATGTCACGTGGTCGGTTTGGTATTCCGGTGTCGGCTTTGAGGGCAACTATGACAAGATCGACGACCGGGACGCTGTTGTAGTGAATGGCAGTACTGCCACCGTGGAGCTGATCTATCAGATGCTTGACAATCCCGGCCCGGGTGAAATGTGCCTTGTGATGAACAGTGCCGACGGCACCCAGCTGGGTCTGTGGAATATTCCGTATTTCGTGGAAGCCCTCCCGGGCGCGGACAGCAAAGCGGCAACGGTATACTATCAGGCGTTCCTGCAGGCGCGTGAGGGTGCTGAAGATGCTGCGGCAAAATCTGAAGCGGCAGCGGGGCGTTCGGAGGCGGCGGCAGAGGATGCGCAGGAGGCTGCCAAAGAGGCCGCCAATAAAAAGCCGCAAGATCTCAAAGTTACCGCAACGTTTGACACCGTTGTAAGTGACACCATTAGCACAGGAACGGCGGGTGTGTCTGCTTACGATGTAGCAACGGCTATTTCCAAAGGTGCAACGGTCACACTGATAGACGATGATAACCGTGTGTATAAGTACTGCGGTTATAGACTTGAGCCGAACTACAGCAATGCTTTCTTTGAGGCACAAGAAATTGATGTCAAGGGGATTACTACTTACACAGCAACCATCAATAACGAGGGTCAAGCCAGCCGGACAAAATACACAAGAGAATATGGCGTGCTCTACACCCCCCAAACCCTAACCCCCGAACAGCAAGCACAGGCTAGGGAGAATATTGGGGCGGTGGGGCATAGCGATTTGGAAGTAAAGGCAGAGTGTAACGCAACATCGTTATCCGTCACACAAGAATCTAACTATGGTGTTTCAAACGACAAAATCGTGCAACTAGATGGGCTTGAAGCAGTTGTAGTAAATGCCAATAACAACAATGTTTGTTTTTCTATTGAGTATTATGGCAACAGATTTTATGTGTACGGCGCAAACAGCCTTAATGTAAATAACAATGATGTTCTCCTGCTCTATACTTCCGAAGATGTAGAAGCGAAAAGCAGAAAATACGATATTGTATTTGAAGCAAAGGATTATAAATATTTAATCTGCACAACCGCTTATAATTGCGCTGAATACAACATTGCGAAAATTAACGCCTACACTTATCCAGATGCGCTTACGATTAACGGAAATGAAGTTTCAAGACCGAAAGATATTTCCGATGCTATATATTCGCATTCCGATGATGCGCACATATATAAAGAATCCGCAAAATTGGATTCCATGACAACATCAACCCAAGTTATCAGCGCATTTGATGCGTTAATGAATGACCACCCCAATTACATCACTAAAAACGACCTTGGTGCGGATAGTGCCGGGAATCGTATTTTTGAGTATGTATTTGGCAACGGAAAGAAAAACGATTACGCAGGACACAAAAGACCTATGGACAGTTCCGATGACAAGCCCGTAATTTTGTTGCTTTCCGGCGTACATGGATATGAGCGGTCTTGCGTTATGGGAACATACCTATTTGCGAAGGCTTTGGCAGAAAAAAAGATTTTCGCAAAACTGCGCAACAAGTATATCGTTAAAATTATTCCGCTATCCGTTCCGTCTGCCTATAACTTAAACACTTACGAAAACAGTAACGGTGTGAACATTGATTGCAACTTTGATGCTAACTGGATGAAAGAAGAGGGTGTACACCCCAACGGAAATGCACCCGCCGACCAGTTGGAAACACAGATTTTGCAAGCATGGATGAACAACAATCTCGATGCCCTTGTAATGATAAACTATCATAATAGCGGTTATACCGAGGAAATTAGTTACATGAGCGGAGATTCCAGTCATTTAACAACGGAAACTTTCAAGGAAAAATTCTTTGATGCTATGTATAGGATTGAAGATTACTTGAAACAAACCTACGAAAAAGACAATGCCTTCTACGCTTACACAGGACACTATACCCTGCCTACTGGCTATAATTACGCAAACAAGGTTGGGCTTGTCGGATTATTGCTTGAAGCAAGTTGGAATGTTACGAACAACGGAACGAACAACGATGCAATTAGCAATAAGGCAAATGCCGAAATTTTGGGAAATCTTATGCTTGAATGCTTTGATTGACCTAATTAAAAAGCACCGCCCTTCGGGGCGGTGCTGATCCCAAATACATCAAGGAGGAATAACCAATGAAAAAGACAGCAAAGGGCCTTGTGGAGTATGTCCTGGCGCAGCTGGGCCGGCCTTACTGGTACGGTACCTTCGGCCAGGCGTCCAGCAAGGAACTGTACGATCAGAAAAAGAATCAGTATCCCAGCAAGTACAACTGGGCATATGACCCCAGTGTGGCGGGTCAGAAGGTGCACGACTGCGTGGGCCTTACTAAGGGCTACCTGTGGTGCGACGGCCCGGAGGATGCCGAGCCCGTCTACATCGAATGGGAAGATCTTTCCGCCAATATGCTGCGTGATGCCTGCAAAATCAAGGGCCCGATCAGCACCATGCCGGAAGTGCCCGGTGTGCTGGTGTTCTACAACTACCACATGGGCGTGTACGTAGGCAATGGCGAGGTTGTGGAGGCACGTGGCCGCAAGTATGGCGTGGTCAAAACCAAGCTGGCAAATCGTCCCTGGACAAGCTGGGGTTATCACCCGGATATCGTCTATGAAGAGCCGGAGCAGGAAGATCTTGCAGAGGTCGTTGCCATCGATCTGCCGATCCTGAAGAAGGGCGACAAGAGCGAGGTCGTGCGGACAATGCAGTGGCTGCTCATCCGTAACGGCTACGACATGGAGGGCTACGGCGCGGATGCATCCTTTGGTGGCGCGACTCGCAGAGCGGTGGAGAGATTCCAGGCAGAGAACGACCTTGCCGTGACCAGCCAGTGCGACGCCGCAACCTGGCGCAAGCTGCTGGGCTTGTAAAGGAGGATGCTCTATGGATCTGGAACATGAGCGCCGATTGACCCAAGTGGAGCAGAGATCGAAGTCCAACACCCACCGTCTGGAGAAGCTGGAGGAATCCACCGAGGCCATCAACCGCCTGGCCACATCCATGGAGGTCATGGTGAGCAAACAGGAGCA